CCAGATTCAAAACAATCGCCCCAGCCCTGCTTGGATCGGCATGATGAAGGCCATCGAGCGCGACATCGTTCGCCTGCTACCGTACGAATACGTGGTAGACCCGAGCACCATCGGCGGCAGTGTGGTCAGACTGGTCGCTGGTAAAGTATCACGATATGCCGCGAAATGGCAGAACCTGCTCATCGAGCAAGCCTGCGACAAGGTCTTTGATTACGTCATCGCAGACGCCATCGCCAAGGGCAAGGTTCCCGATGATCCAGATTTCAACCGCAAGTCGTGGATTACTCCGCGCGATGTCACCGTTGACGCTGGCCGCGAAGCCGCCCAAGACCGTGCCGACCTCCAGATGGGTCTGACCACGGCGACCGCCATCCTTGGCAAGAAGGGCATGACGCACGACGAGGTCGTGGCTACCCGCGTCAAGGAAATGGCTCGTACCGTTCAGGCCGCCAAGGAAGCTGGCCTGCCGCTCTGGATGATTTACCAGTCTTCGTTCAACTGGCTGCAGCAGGGTCAGTCCGCTGACCAGATTCCGACCGACGTCGCCGATAACCTGGACGTACCTCCCGCCCCCTCTAACCCTTAATTTTATGAAGTGCCTTATTTCAGGTTTGTCCGGGCGTGAGCCAATGCTCATCGACCCTATCAAAGCCGCCAACCACATGAAGTACGCCGAGAAGTACGGCGTGGTCGATGGCGTCCTTGATATGTTCTTCAACCCCGTCGAGAAGCCTTACGTCACGCAGTCCGGCACTGGCGTAATCACCGTGAAGGGCGCCATGGGTGTCGGCCTCACCAAGTTTGAGCGCCTCACAGGCGGCGTGGATATGGAAGATATCACCGACCAGATTGACGCCATGCTGGCTAATCCTGCCGTGCAGCGTATCGCCTTCAACGTCTCTTCTCCTGGTGGTACGGTCCTCGGAACCCCTGAGCTCGCCGACAAGGTGGCCAACATCCCCCTTCCGACGATGGCCTATACCAAGGACATGATGGCATCCGGTGCGGTCTATGCTTTCAGTCAAGCCGATCAGGTCGTGGCCAGTAACAGCGCCTACGTAGGTTCCATCGGCGTCATCATGGTCGACGAATCCTACGCGGCTTATTACGAACAGATTGGCCTTAAGATGGAAATCTTCCGCGCCGGAAAATACAAGGCGGCCAACGTGGCCGGCGAAGGTTACACCGATGATATGCGCGCCGAGGAACAAGCCCGTATCAACGCCATGCATGAACAGTTCAAGCAGGTCGTGCTGCGTAAGCGCTCGATGGCCAGCCGTTCCGACATGGAAGGCCAGATTTTCACCGGCGAAGAAGCCGCTGCCAAGAACCTCATCACCGGTCTTGCTACGTCCTTTGCCTCCGCCCTGGCATCCTTTGAGGGAACCGACGGCAAGGAAGCCAAGCGGATCACCATGGCTAAGACCGGCAAGAAGGCTAAGGCCATCGCAAAGCCCCTAGCCTCCGAAGTCGAAGACGACGTCCTAGACCTGCTGTCCCCGCGCCAGAAGGAAATGGTCGATTCGTATATCGACATCGAAGAAACCTTCGGAGCCTTTGACCAGGGCGTCGGCCCGGACGGCGCTCACTACGCCCCAGTCTCCCCGTTCGCCTCTGAAGGTCTGCTCTGCCAGAACTGCGTCTTCTACCGTGGCCCTCGTGGCTGTGGTATCGTCTCCGGCGACATCGACCCTAACGGCATCTGCAAGCTGTGGGTTATTCCTAACCTTACCTAACCCGCAATAGTATATGACCATCGAAGAACGCGCCAAGGCCGCTGAGGCCGCCGTCCTGTCCCTGACCGCCGAGCGCGACGATCTCCGCAAGACCGTCGAAGCTTCTGTCGTCAACGTCTCTGCTGAACTCGACGCCATCAAGGTCGAGGCCAGCGTGAAAGACCAAACCATCGCCACGCTGACCGAAGCCCTCAAGGCCGTCGAAGCCGAAGCCGCCGCCCTCAAGGCGTCCGCTCAGACTGCTTCTGCTGAAGCCGCTAACATCCTCGCCGCTTCCGGCGTTGACCCTGTCGCCGCTCCCGTTGCCTCGGCCGCTGAAGGCTCCATCGTCGAACAGTATGCCTCGATGCCTGCCGGTGCCGAACGCCGCGCCTTCTTCAAGAAGCACAAGGCCCTCCTTTTCTCCGCTAAATAATCTCCTACCAAATATAACCTACCATGGCTAATACCATCAACAGCGCCCTGATCGTTGACACTGTCAGCGAATACGGCCTCACCAAACTCGCTAACCGCCTCGCGGCCCTCAGCCATTTCACCACGGATTTCTCCGCTGATGTTAAGCGCCCGGCCGACGTCGTCCAGGTTTCGCTTTCCACCGCTGGCAGCACGACCCTGACGAACCCGACGGACTTCTCGACCATCGGTGCTTCCACCCTCGGCGCCTCTGCCGTCACGCTCGCCCACCTGTACCAGCCGTTCGGTCTCTCTTACGGTGACATCCAGAACGGCATCAAGCTGGAACGCATCGTCCAGATCAACATGGACAAGCTCGCCGACGCCATCTGGGCCGCCGCTACCGCTCCTATCACCGTCGCTAACTTTGGTGCCGCCACCGTCACCGCTGCCGACAGCGCCATCACCCCTGGCTCGGACAACCTCCGCGCTCTCTGGGCTGGTGTCTCCAAGGCTGGCCGTAAGGCGCTTGTCGTGAACCCTGGCATCTACTCCCAGCTCATCCCGACCAGCACGACCTCCCTGCCCCTCTCTGAAGGTGCTTACGGTTTCGAAGGCGGCGTTCACTACGCTTCCCTCTTCCCGTCCGAGGCTAAGTTGGCTGGTTTTGCCTGCTCCAGCGAAGCCGTGGCGATGGCCGCTGCCCAGCCGGACTTCTCGGCTACCCAGAACCAGTTCCTCGTCAGCGAGTCCATGGTTCTCCCGGGTCTCGGTCTGAGCGTGTTCTACAATGTCTGGGGTGATCCTTCCACTCGTAACCTCGTCGGCTCCTTCGAGCTGATGTTCGGTGCGAATAAGGGCATCACCACGGGCACCATCGCCTCGGTCTACAACCCCTAATCGGGGCTGACGGCCTAAGACAGCCCCCAGCAATGGGGGCTTTTTTGTATCTCCAATTCCCTACCCTCCCAACCTATGAGCATTTACGATACATTCCTCCCCGATTTCCAGTCTTTGCTGGCTGATATCGGCGTCCCGGCTACGGTCGGCGGCAACCTATTCCTTGTCGGCCTGTCCCGTCCGATGAATACCCCCCGCTTTGAGGCAGGTGGGTTCGTTGACCAGAAGATGTGGACGGTGCGTTTTGCCGCCGCTACGGCCCCTTGGACGGCTTCTGACGGTCGGGTTGGGGGTCAGGTAGCCACCTTGGCCTCTGGCGTCCCTATTGCCGCCCTGGGCGAAGGTAAGAAGTTCACGGTCAACGGTCAGGTCCTCCGTATCAAGGGCCAGTCCTACAAGCAGACCAGCGCGGTCATCGAGCTAGACTGCATTGACGATAACCAATAATGGCAAAAAAGGAGGGCGGCATAGTTCCTAGGAGCAAGGCCGACTTTGACGCGGCCATCGCCCAATTCGCTAAGGACGTCCGGGTTGATGTGAGTATTATCACCAACGAGCAGATGCGCCTGATGCTCCGGGACGCCATGACTTTCACGCCCCCTATGCCCAAGGGCGGGGGCCAAGGTTTAAGTGTGGCCGCTCACAAGGCTGGCATGGGCAAACTAGCCAAGGACGTTAAACGCATCTTCGTCCCCATGGATCAGGGCGTTAGGTCAAAGGGCGTATTCCTCCGGCAAGTCATTAACGCCGTTCAAGGCACTGGCCCTAGCGGTCGCTCATGGATGGACTTTATCGCCCTGCAGCCGACCGAGAAGAATATCAAAGGTCTGTCCCCGGTCATGCGTAAGATTATGCAAGACACGGATACGCGCAGAGCCTTTGCCAAAGCCCAGAATTACTTAAACAAGGCTAGGGCAGATGGCAGTATGCGCGCGATTGAAGGTCCAACTAATGACCTTAAGGGTATTCACGATAAGTATAAAGCCAAGGTCGGTGGACGCTGGCCTAAGAACGCCCCCGTGGGTGGCCCTCAATACATGGTTGGAACAGCCCTTATGCTGCAAGCGTACATCGCTGAACGCCAACTAAAGGTCGGGTATACCAAGGCCGCTTGGGCTACAGCCCTCCGCATGATTCCCCCGCTAGTCAGTTCAAAGGGTAACGCCCGTAACTACGGCGTTTACGATGCGCCTTGGGTGGATCGTAACCGTTCTCCTATGGGTCAGTTCTCGATGAGCCAGACCGCCACGGGCACGTCCATGACGGCCACTAATCTGATCGGTAACATTAACAATGTTGCAAGTGACGCAGGCATGGAGAACATTGTCTACGGCAACCGCGTTAAGCAGATTGCCAATAACCCGCAATCAATCAAAGCCCGGCTCGCCGAGTCCGTAGATAAAGCCAACCGCAAATAACCACCTTTATGGGAACCAAATCTGCACGACAAATCCTTGAAGCCGCCATCGCTTCCCACCTCTCAGCTCAGACCGAGCTGGCTGGGGTGTCTATTTATACCGGCGACGGTGCAGATACCAACGTACTGCCCAAGGCCATCGTGCTATGCGACTCTGCCAGGGCTCCTAACGATATGCCCCAGGGGCTGGGTAACTACTCCTGCGGTACTCGCGTGACGGTCTTCTCCTCTGCCGACGACAACACCTTGGCCGAACACCGGGCACGATGCGCTGCCGTTGCCGGGGCCATGCAGGACCTGACGGCCATCAAGGCGGTCTTCGTCGCTGGGGGCGATGCCCTTTGCTATGACGTCACCCCCCAGTCCGAGGACGAAGGGGTTAACGAGCGCTCCTGGGCGTCTGTCTTCAGCTACGATATCCTGACTGTGGTCAACCCCCAGCCCTAACCTTACCCCCAAAACAATAGGTATACCATGTGCGCCGCCGTAACCCAGGGAGTTAGTGCCATCTACGGGATTGGAAATACCACCGTTTCTAACGCTATCTGCCAGTCCTATACTAACGACGGCGAGTTTAACAACGAAGTTACCATTGTTGACGAGGAAGGTTTGACCGTCACGTGGCGGGGCGACGATAGGAAAACCTCCATCAGCGTGGAGATGATCGCGAAATCGTCAACCATGCCAGTGCTTGGTTCGTCGTTCTCCGTCACGGTTAACGCCAATTCCTCTTATTCTGGCGGTACTGCTGGAACCTCATTTGACGGTTGGGTGACCAAGATTTCTGACAAGGGTTCTAACAAAGGTTTTTCGGCTATCACGGTTACCGCCATCGGCTACGAGGCCGTCCTCTAACCCATGGATAAGCGCGCCCTTAGCGCGTTTACTGACCCGGCTTGTATCAAGATGCTGGGTAGGATCGTTGAACCGTTCTCTATGTTGCGCCGTGTGCAGCTGGAGGCCGTTGAGTCTCCGTTCGTTGTACCAGGTAAGGACGTCCGTCCGCTCGACCTTCTTATCGCGGTTAAGATTTGTGCCGGTGAGCTCATCGGTAAACTAAGTTTAAAGGACTACTTTTACCTTGGACGTCTTAGCGCCAGCGAAGTTTACTTCGTTAAGCAAATGTCCCGGTTCTCCGAGTTCGTACTGATTGAGTCTTGGCCTAAGTTCTGGGACAAGAAGGCCAAGCACCATAACTCCACAGGTATGCCTTGGGTCCTTACCGTGGTCTGCAACCTTATGAACCATGGGGTATCAGAAGAGCGCGCTTGGACTATGCCGGAGTCGCAGGCCATCTGGCTGCACTCTTGCTTTGCTATCGGGGACGGAGCTGACATGAAAGTGCTGACCAAGGAAGACGAAGACCTGATCGCCAAACTTGAAACCGAAACCGAATGAGCAACGTCGTACAATTTAGCATCACCGGAGACACCAACGCCGAACAGGTAGCCGGACGCGCTAAGACCGCTGTGGCAGGTCTGGACAAGCAAATGGACGGCATCGGCAAAAAGTTTGGCTCTGGCTTCAAGGACATCTTCCTGTCTTTCCTCGGCCCTATGGCCCTGCTTAGCACGGCCATGGCATTTATCGGCAAGATGATTGCAGACAACCAGAAGAAGCAAGAGGACGCAAATCAGGCCGCTATTGATGGTACTAACAAGCTGATGTCAGCCGAGGACAAGTATTGGGCCAACAAGCGCAACAACGA